GGTGTCGTTGGTGGTCTTATTGTTCAACTTGTTCTGCGTCTAATATGAAAGAATGGTTGAAGTCTTTGTTAAGTAATTGTTCGAAAGTTAGTTCGAAACGAATTGTTGCTATATTTGTTGCAATTAACTTAATTGCTTTCAGTTATGTTGCAACTTTTACGACCTATATTATTCCGATTGCGATGTTCGACACGCTCGCATTGTTGACAGCAGGTTTGTTTGGTGGCACTGTGATTGAAAGGTTTTCAAACCAAAAAACAAATGGCAGGAACAATCAAGAAAACATCGAGAACAATAGCTGAAGAACTATGTTCACGCTTTCTAAAAACACCTTCGCTAACTCTTGCGAAGAAACTATTCGCTGAATATCCAGAGGTGTACAACGACACCGAACACGCAAGAACGACTATTCGTACTATTCGCGGAAAGATTGGTGCGAAAAATAAAAAAGAATTAGCAGATAAGTCTTTAATTGACACAAAGCCACGACCATTGAACCCATTTGCACTTCCTAAGTCATACGCTAAAAAGCGCAGACACGTTGAGGTGAAGGGAACGAAGTTCTTGATTCTTTGCGACGTTCACATTCCTTATCAAGATAACGAAGCGTTAAGCGTTGCAATTAACGAAGGAGTGCGTCAAGGATGCGACGCGGTTATTCTAAACGGCGACGCGTTAGACTGTCACATGATTAGCGATTTTGTCAAAGATCCGCGCAAAAGAAAATTCAAAGACGAGTTGTACGCGATGCGTCAATTTGTAGATACGTTACGCGGTCAATTTCCCTCAGCTCACATTTACTACAAGGAAGGAAACCACGAAGAAAGATACTGGAGATATATGCGCGTGAAAGCACCTGAGTTGTTCGACATTGATGCGTTTGACTTTGCATCGCTTTGTCATTTGGACAAACACAACATAACGTGGATTGACGGAAAAAGTAAACTCAATATCGGTAAGTTGTCAATCTTTCACGGTCACGAGTTCGGCAAACAATTCCTTCCGTCGGTTAACGTGGCGCGTGGGTTGTTTATGAAGACAAAAGTAAGTGCGCTTTGCGGACACCACCACCAGACTGCTGAACACAACGAAAGGGACGCTAACGGCAAGTTTATCACTTGTTGGGGTGTTGGTTGCTTAAGTGAATTAAGTCCCGACTACAACCCTTATTCGAAGTACAATCACGGCTTCGCTATCGTTGAGAAAGGCACGAATGGAAATTACAGCGTCAAGAATTTACGCATACACGAAGGTCAGATATTATGAAAAGGAATATACTCGCGGCATTACTCTTATTTATTGGAACGTCTTTGCTTTGGTTGGTGTTGTGTTGGAATTGGTGGGGTTGTACGGATAAAAAGAACGTACAAGAAAACGTACAGAAGCAAGATAGCATTATAAACTACAACGCTGGCGAATACGACCGCCTGCTTCAAGAACAAATTGAACTTTACAAACAACTAAGGACGTATGAAGATGCTCAACTTAACGCCAAGACCACCTATAAAAGAACTCGTTCTGCTATTATTATTCGAGATACTATTACTCGCGTGGATGTCATCCATTTGGTGAACTCTTGTGATAGCGTTATTGCTTCCGATTCGCTCGTTATTGACAACTTGAAGGAACAATTGAACATCGAAGGTGAAAAGATAAACAACTTACAAGAAGTCGTTGTTGCTTATGAACAAAAGTCGGTGTTGTTGAGCGAACAAATTAACAATCTCACGGCTGATAAAAAGAAATTAGAGAAACAAAAAAAGCGCAGAAACCACGCTTTAGTTTTTAGTTCAAGTGTCGCTATTTTGTCGACGTTTGTTCTTGCAATTTTACTTTAGATTCGGGGATGTAAAACTTCATTGAGAACTGGATAGCTTCGCTTAAAAAGATATTGCGACTGTTCTCACCACGTTTCTCGTCAATCTCGTTCCATAGGTCTTTGTGAAGGTATACGCAGATACCTTTTTTAGTCTTGCTTTCTGGCATTTTGTTTAATTTTAAGTTTCTTCAACAATTTCAATTGAAATAACAGGTGGACATTCGTTTGTAAAAACATAATAACCATCGCAACGTGAACACAATCGAAATTTTTCAGCGTGTTCTTTCAATATATTTTTCGCTTTTGTTTTTGATGTATGACGTTCGTAATGCGTCATTACATCGTTTCTTTTGAAAATTAATTTATAAACAATATCACTCATTTTCTTCTTTTGTTTTAGACATCATATTTCCTATCATTAACGCTAAGTAAATTTTCTCTTTTGCGTTCATATCTTTTCGTTGCGAAAGTTCCAGAAGAATATCTCCGAGAATCTTTCCTTGTTGGAAGTACGTTGCTATTGAATTGACAATTTCGCGCTCACGATCGTATGTCATTTTGAGCGTTTCATAAAGTGGTGTTTGTTTCATTATGCTAATATAATTATTTGTTTTTATCCTACAACGTATTGTCCATAACTTGGGTTGAGTTCGAAGTACATACGCATCATTATCGCGTCGGCAACGTCAGGCGAAATACCTTCGCGGTTCTTGATTACGTCTTTCGGTGTGACCATTAACTTTCCTTCCACGTCTGCACGATGCCGCTTAATCATTTCTAACTCTTTAACGATTTGTTCTTTGCGTCCATTGACAAGAATTGTTATCTTATTTTCCTCAACGTATTGCGCCAATTTGTAGTAACATTCGCTTTTGAGATTTTGATATTGCGGTTGTTTGGGTTTAGATCCGTTGACGAACCCGCGACATTTTAAGAAGTCAACCACACCGCCACCAACTCCGTCTTCGTCGCACACGACGTCTTGCAATAAAATTGAATACTGCTGACACATCAAACGAATTTTGTTTACGACTTCGTCTAACGCTGCACGATTGAGTTCAATTACTTCAATGATAGTTAGACCATGCCATACGCAAATGATTGTCCTGTCCTTTCCAAAACGCGCTATATCGGCGGTAATATATTTCTTTCCTTCAATCAATTCGTTGCGAAACATACGGAGTAAGTTATCGGTTGAAAACAACTTGTCGCTATCGTCGTCGAACTCCCAATTCCCTTCGAGCAAACGTTTGCGGTCGTACTCTGGAAGTCTTCGGAGCGATTCAATGTAAGCAACAGGAAGGAAGGGATTGTCCTGCGGTAACGCTTGGACAAATGCGCGGTGTGAAGGTAGTTCGTTGCGGTTGTTCTTAATATAAAACTCGTTATACAACCAACCCTTCGCAGGATTGCAGGAAAGAAAACCTTTCGGAATAAGATTGTATTCATTTAGTTTATAACGGCAACGCGAGTGAACAATGCTCACCGCCTTTTGCGTTACTTCGGAACATTCGTCTATAAAATAATCAGTAATTTCTAACGATCCAAGTGAATTAAAGTTAACGTCCGAAGGGTACGCGAACAGGTCTTTCAAAACAATTTCGCTTCCGTTGAAGAACTTAATCACGTTCGATTGTCCGTTGAAGGTGTAGTGTTTATTCGCTATCAATCCGAATTCCTCAGCCGTTTCAAAGAACGTGTTTAAGGTCGTCTTTTTCAATGTGTCTAATTTGCTACGACCAATAAGAGAACGTGTCCCTGCGTACTTCAAACGGCGTTGTATTTGCCACATACAACCGAGCTTCGTCTTACCACCACCTGCCGCGCCACCGTAAAGAACTTGCTCAACGATGCTATCTGTATTCAGAAAGTTCAACGCTTCAATCTGACGCGGCAAGTATTCGGGTTTGTATGGTGTCAAAATAATGATAATTGATTTTCAACAACAGGACAAAGTTCGTCTTGAAGCATCTGAATAATATCGTCGTATTTCTTCAAGTCGTTGTTTTGTTTTACTTGATGCAATAGCAATTCAAGACCTACGTTAAACGCTTCGTTTTTCGTTGCGTACACACAATGTTCCGCGTGGTAAAGTAGCGGTTGAGACCAACCCTGCTCACGTCCTTGAAACCTTATTGCGTAACTCCATAAACCACGTTGAACAATAGCGGTGTTAACCTGTGCTTCGTAGCCCTTACGGCATTTGTAAGTTTTCAAAATAGGGTTCTCGCAAACTCCGTGTTCGTTGTAAATGAACTGGCTCATTGCTTACTCAAATAAAGTTTATACAA